TCATAGCAATCCGAATTTGCGCATGACCTCTTCGTGGCTGATCGTCACAGGGTCGGCATCGAACTCGGCCTTGGCATCGTTCCATGCCTTCAAATCGAGTTCGTCCTCTATGCGCTCAAGAGCGGTACGGCGCATGAAGTCGGATGCGGTTGTCCCGAACGTCTTGGCATAGTCTGAAATCAACGCCTTTTCACGATCGTCCATGCGGACAGTCATAGTTGCGCTAGCCATGTCGGACCTCCTTCCAATTGATGGAACACATTGCAACACAATGACTGACGAGATGTCGTCGCATAGCTGCGAAGAGGCATCTGCAACCCTGTTTCATAGCGTAAAAAAATGCCGCTTGAACTGGTATTATCCAGAACAAGCGGCAATTGTGAAGTTGGTGGAGGCGCGGAGAATCGAATGTTGAGTCACAAGCCTATGACCTGCGTAAACCATGCCGTTGGGGATAATTTTGGGCTATATGCCCAGACGAAAGGAGTTTTCGAATGAAAAACGATGCGCTCTAGCCGGCTACGATGGCGACATGGGAGGAGTAGTCGATAAGCCCGCGCCTCGATCAGGTGCGCAGGCTTCAATGATCGGCTAAAGCCCGAAAAGACGCTGGACCAAGACCGGGAAGATCGCAACGAGATCCACCGCGCGGGCAACGACCACGACGACGATGAACGCGATGAACAAGGCGTTGACCAATCTCAACAGCTTGCGCATCGCCTTGTTGTCGATATCCGACACTTTGTTAAGGAACATGAACAGAGCGCATGTCATGTTGAACATGAAAAAGCCTACGAGCAGCACGACGAACGAAATGCGGTAGATACTCGCCTTGTCGATGTTCTCAAGAACCGACGAAGAGAACGCCGTGCCCGACATGAACGCGACGACTATGGCGGCGAAGATGCCGAGGATCGTGATGTAGTTCCGCTGGAGCTTTTGCTGCGCGTCCTCTATGTCGGTTTCAACTTTTCTACTGAACGACGCTTCAGCTCCAGCAACCTTCTCCTTGATGCTGTCCTCGAACTTCTGCTTCAGTTTCCTTATCTTTTTCTGCTGTTCCCTGTTCTGAATGGCCATGTACTCTATTCGATTGTTTTCAAGTTCGATGTGATCGTGGAGCTTCCTGATGTGAAGAATCGCGTTTTCATTCACACCAGACTTAACCAGCTCCTTCTCGATGAGGTCTATGTTGTTCGACAGGTTTATAGCCTCAAACGGAACATCCTCGTCAAGGCGCCCGTTGGATTTAAGCAGCCCTTTCAATACCGCGTAGACATCCGAGTACATATGTCTGAATCCCTCATGCATATCGAAATACAGCTTGACGAAGAAAACCGACAAGTCTCTCGCCGTAACCTCGTCGAGGCTGCACTTCATGCATGCAAGCGACGACAAGACGTCCCTCGCAGCAGCTCTTTTGGTTTCGTATAGATCCATAGGGCATATGAGCGGTATATCGACCGCCCCTCTTTGAGGCGGAAGCAATTCCTCGATCGAATCGTCGAACAGCTTTCCGAATTCGTTAGCACTTCTGGTCAAGGGAACTCAAATACCTTACTTGCGATTCGATTCGATTATGAAATCGTTCGGAATAACTTCCTTGTAGCCCGAACCTCCCCGATACACGCGATCCCACGGAGAATTCTCCGCATGCGCGATCTTCACCAAGTCCCAAGGGTATTTTTCGCGCAAAAAATCAATTCCATCATCGATGAAACTCTTCAAGTTTCCGAAGTCGAGCATATCGGCATCAGAATGCCTTCTGTAAATCGAGCACCCTCCGTAAGACGAATACTCGCGGTAGACACCCACCATTACCGGTCCGTAGGGCCATGCTTCGAACTCTTCCTTGAAAAGGAGACTGTTCGTCTTTTTGCAGTACACAGCCTGTAAGAAGTAGAGGATCTTCTGAAGCTGGAGGTTGCTGACCGGCTTACCGTCCTTGGTGCACTTGTCGACGACGTAGTGCGCCAGCTGAGACGCAGTGCATACGTATTGGCTCATGGCAACCTCCTTTCCCGTAAAGAACATTCTACCACCGATTGTCAACACGCGGCCACGGTCGGCCTGCGCAGCGGCTACCGAATGGCAGCGAAGGACAGACGAGAGAGAGCTTCACGACCTCGAATGAGCATCCTCGTCCCCCACCGCGATCAGGATCGACCCCGCAGGGAGCTATCTAATTTGCCCCGAACGCAAAAAAGCCCGCGCCCCCGAAGGAGCGCGGGCCGTCCCCGAAGGGATGATGCAGCGGTCTGGACAGACTATACCACGGCGGCGAGGCTGATCGCAACTACCGCTTGCGCAGGTACTCCTCGCCCCCGTCGGCGGTCCCCACGGCGATGTAGCGCGTCTCGCCCGTCCAGGACGTGTAGCGGCCCCACAGGTATCCGTCGGCGACCTCGTCCCACTCGTCGAGCGCGACCGTCTCGCCATCGACGTAGGATGCGACCACGGCCCCCGACATGCCCGGAGCGTCGCGCACGTTGAGCGAGTCGGCGACGCACTCGTAGGTGCCGCCGGAGACGCCGGAATACGCAGGGTCGCGCAGTTCACGCATCGGCGAAAACGTCCGGCCCCCTTACCATCCTGGATTGAGAACGTCACCCCCGAACAAGATCGTTGACGACATTAAAAACAGCTTCGGGAGAAAACGGATGAGCAATGATGAAGTCGGCTACGGCAATTACGAGAGTTACGAACGTCGCTAACATTATAAATTTGGTCATGCGCGTCATCTGAGCACTTTGCGATTCTGCCTCTTTCGCAATTCTGAACTGGGAATTCACCAATCTTCGCTGTTCGTCGGCAATCGCCATCTGATACTCGGCGAATTGGTCGCCGTATGAGCTAGCGATGAGAAGAGATTCCATAGTCGACAATGAGCAGTGAAGCTCGAATAGGCCCTTCAACCTCTCGTCGCGCGCGCAAGGCGCATAGAGGACTGCCGTTGCTGACGCCAGCTCTGCGATTCTGCGCTTCGCGTAAACGAGCTTCTCCCTAGACCATCTCTCAGGTTTTTCCCCTGATACAATATCGGGAAACAGCTGGCTCAACGTGAAAACGACATTCATCAGAACCGACCCTGCCACGAGCTTCGCCGACTCCGCGTCTCGTATGAGGTAATCAGCGAATGCGTTTCGTAGCCCTAACAAATCGGTCGAGTCGTGCGCAACGTCCTTATCTGCGATCCTTGAAATCCGTTCTTCCTCCGTCTTCATTAATCTTTCGATTTCCGACTTTCCATTCGCCATGTATTCACCCATGGCTTCCTCCAAGTCTTGAAGATCGACGGCAAGACCGTACGCCTCCGTTGCATAGCCTATGATTTCATCCTGAATCGGCAAGAGCGTTTCCTGATCCGCCATCCGTCGCCTCCTGAAGGGGAAAGTGCGTAACGAGACCGCAATTTTAACACCATCCTTTTCACCGGGCTACATCAGCCCGGCGCTTTGCGCAACTCGACGCACCGGTCGTAGCCGACGGCGATCAGGCAATCTCTCCATATCGCGTTCGACGGTCACCATAGCTGACGGAGCATCAATCCCCATCCAGTAGGCCGGCTATCCCAGCTCCATGTCCCCGCCGACGCCGGTCGGCACCTCGCCGGACATCATCGCGCCGGACGATCCGAAGGCGTACCACTTGCCGCCGATGCTTCGGCACGTCGAGCGCGCCATCGCCCCCGACTCGTCGAGCCAGTACCACTTGCCGCCGTCGAGCAGCCACCCGGTCTGCATCGCGCCCGACGCGTCCAGGTAGTACCACGCTCCGTCCACCTCCGCCCATCCCGTGGCCATGGCGCCGGAGCCGGTCAGGTAGTACCACTTTCCGCCGACGCTCTGCCAGCCGGAGAGCATGCGGCAGTCGTCGCCGAACAGGTACCACTTGCCGTCGACCAGCTGCCAGCCGGTGAGCGCGTAGCCGTCCGCCCCGAAGCGGTACCACGCGTCGAGCGCGAACCATTCTCCGGCCGGCCAGGAGCCGTCCGCCCGCCTGTACCACCAGCCCTTCTCGTCGTGGACCCATTCGCCGGACGCCCCGGCCATCCTGTCGTACCACTCTCCGGCGCGGCGCATGTACTCCGCGTTCTGCGACCCGGCGAGCTCGCCCGGGCAGAGCGTCGCCGACCAGTGGCTGTGCGGGAACACGTTGACCATCCACTCCGGGCGGCCGAGCCCGTGCTTTCGGCATATAGCCGCCACGAGGTGCGCCCCCGCCTCCAGCGCGGCCTCGCCGACCGTCCACGGCCAGCTGCCGTCGTTGGCGTGCTCGACGCTTACCGTGTTGGGGTTCGCCCAGTCGTTTCCGCACGCCCAGGCGGTGTCCCAGTCGTTTACGAGCTGACCGACCGTGCCGTCCGACTGCACGGCGTAGTGGGCGGACGTCGAGCTGTTGAGCCATGTGCTGTAGCAGTCCTCGATGCTCAGGTCGCCAGCCATGTGGTGGATCGTGACCGCCTGGATCGATCCGTGCCTGCCGCAGGTGAAATTGCGCGGCAGGATCATCTCGACGTCGGCGTTCAGGCCTTCCCAGTCCATCCTACTCCTCCTTCTCTCCCGGCTCCCCGCCAGGCGATGCGAGCGTCTTCCCGACGGGGCTGTCCTTGATGTCGGGGTTGAGCACGCACAGGTTCTCGACGATGCTCACGACTTCGGTCAGGATGACGAACGCGCACACCGCGCTCACAGCCGGAACCGATATGCCGAGATCGGCCACGCTCGCGGCGAACTCCAAGAGGTACGCGAGGGCGATGAGCCCGAAGAACCCGGCCTTGTGCCACAGCCCCTCGCGCATCTTGCCGCTCTTAAGCGCGCCGGCCTTGACGGCCCCCGCCACTCCGGTCGCGACGTCCAGCGCCATGCACAGGATCGTCGCTATCAGCAGATTCTCCATTGCTTGTCTCTCCTTGTCTCGTTTTGCTTTGAAAAGCCCGGCAGGGCTTGCCTCGTCGATTCTCCGGTATTGTCTTGCGTTCGAGCGAACGGAACCTATCCGGCCGCTTCCTCGCTCTCTGCGGCCTCGTCGGCGTCAAGGAGGGCTTGCACGCCGCCTCGCCAGAGCGCAGGGACGTTCTCGATTTCCCACTTGCCGTTCTTCACCAGGCTGTAGTAGACCTTGATCATGATGATTCCTCCTGTCCTTTCCTGCTTATTCGCCCGCTACGAGAGCGCCGAGCTCGGCGACCGCAACCATCAAGTCCTCGACGCTCGCGGATGCTCCGTCTGTCTGCCCAGGAGCGCCCGCCCGCTCGACGTACACCGCGACCTCCTCGTAGTCGTCGTCCGCCCACGCGAACTTCTCCACGTCGTCGGGCGGGACGGCTCCCTTCTTGACGACTATGGTCGGGGACAGCGTCCCGGCCGACAGGTCGGGGTTGGCTATCTCGTTCCCGTTCTCGTCGACGATCCTCATGCCGGCCATGCCCATCACCTCCATGTTCCGGTAACGTAGTAGTGCAGGCGCACCGTTCTCGAGTAGTTGCCGACGCTCAGGACGAAGAACTTCGGGGCTTTGTCGCCGAACACCGTGTGCACGCCGGGCCAGAACGCTCCGCCGCCCGGGTCCTCGATGACGACGTCTGCATGCACGAGATTCGTAAGGGCGAACGGGAGGGCGTGGCCTCCGCGCATCGTCCCGTCGTACGTCATGCCGCCCCACTGCACGTTCGTGGACGTCGGCGTGGACGTTGCGCCCCAGCACTCGGCGAACCCCGACGCCCACTTGCGCCACCGCCAGATGCCGCTCGTGCCCTGGGCCACCACGAAGTCGACCATGTCATTGCCGTTGATCTGGACGGGCAGGTTCTTGTCGCTCGACAGGTAGACTTTCGTGGCCGACCCGACTGTGGCTGCGTACCCCGACACTATCGCGCTGCCGTTCGGGGTCACCTGGAGGCCGCAGTACTGGGCGGGATCGGACGGCGTGTGACCTGTATCGTTTTTTCGGACACGGGATTGCGAGATTTCGAATCAGAAATCTAGTAACCTGAAGCAACCGAGAAAAGGAGCAGGATAGTGGCTAACACGTCAGCGAAATACACCGATGAATACAGGCGGGAGACCGCCGACTACATCATCTCGACCGGCAGGCCGACCGCCGAAGTCTGCAGGGAGTTGGGGCTGAATCCCAAGACTGCGAACAGATGGGTGAAGGATCGCAGGAAGATGCTCTCCGGCGACGGGTCCACGCCGGAGGATGATGCCGAGATGAGAGCTCTGCGGAAGCGCAACGCCGAGCTCGAGATGGAGAACGCCTTCCTGAAAAAAGCCGCGGCCTTCTTCGCCAAAGAGCAGGCGTAGCCATGCGCTACCGGCTGATGCTGGCGGAGAGGGCCGAATTCCCGATCAACCTGATGGCGCGCATCTTGGAGGTGTCGCGATCAGGCTTCTACTCGTGGCTTTCGAAAGGTTGTCCGGAGGATGACTGGAGCGAGGTGCGCGAAGTGGTCCACCGCGTCTGGCTGGAGTCCGACCGGCGCTTCGGCGCCCGCTTCGTCAAGTGTTTCATGCCCGATGAGTTCCGAGACGTCACGCTCTACCGTGTACGAAAATGCATGCGCGAGCTGGGGATAAAAGGATGTACTCCCTATAAGTCCAAACGCACTACGATTCCTGACAAGAACGCGAAACCGCGTCCCGACCTCGTGCACCGGGACTTCACGAGCCCCATTCCAACCTACAAGCTTGTGGGGGATATCACCTACCTGCGCACAGGACAAGGCTGGCTGTACCTATCGACTGTGATCGACCTGAACACCCGCATGGTGGTGGGTTGGTCGCTTTCGAGTCGCATGACGGCTGATATCGTGGTGAACACCCTTGCAAGTGCGAAAGCTCGAGGTTATGTTGCTGAAAATGCAATTTTTCATGCAGACAAAGGCGCTCAGTATACCAGTCGCTTGCTAGCCGGATGGGCACGCGACAACGACGTACGCCTGTCATGCAGCCGTACTGGTAACTGTCACGACAATGCAGTCGCTGAGTCGTTTTTTGCGACGCTTAAGAACGAGATGTACTACCGAGAGAGTTTCGCGACCAGGGATGCCGCGAAGATGGCTGTCATCGAGTTCATCGAATCCTACTATAACCGCAAGCGACCCCATTCATCGATCGGTTACAGGATCCCCGCCGAGGTGATGGATGCATTCTTCGAACGTACGAAACCTATGGACAAAGCAATTGCGATGGCAGCATGGAATCTCGAGTTTCCGTGTCCGAAATCTTGACACAGGTCAGTGCTCTTGACGTTGCCGACGTGCACGCGGTCCCCGCGGCAGACCAGCTCGGATCCCTCGACGTTGACGATGGCCTCCGAGGCGATCCTGAGAGCGCCGTAGTACGACCCGTAGATGTCGATGGTGCCGTACGATACCTCGCCCTTCCCTCCGCACAGCTTGATGATCGAGTTGACGGAGTTCTTGCCGAGATCGACGACGCTCGCACCGAAGCTCGACAGGACGTTGCCAGCCGCGTCGAGCACCTGGAACGCGCCCGCCGCCATGCGGGAGCGGAACCCGCTCCAAGAGCCAGACGACTTATTGCCGACCTCCAGGCCGTCGGCGGTGTACTGCATGTAGTCCGAGGCCGTCTTCGCCGCGCTCGCGGCCTCGGTCCGCGCCGCGTTCGCCGTCGCGCTCGCGGAGTTCGCCGTCGCCTCGACGGATTCCAGCGAAACGGACAGCCCGCTCGCCGTCTGCTCCACCGTGGACACGCGCGCGCCGAGGGCGTCGGTCGCGGCCGCGCTCGACGTTATGCGGTCCGCCTGCACCTTGATCTGAGCGTCGGCGTACGTCTTCGCGCCAGCAAGGGCGGCGTCGGCCTTGGTTTTGGCATCGGTTGCAGCGGCGTCGATCGCCTGGCCCTTCGCCGCGTCCACCTCGGCCTTGGTGGCGCGCAGGACGATGGCTTCCGCGTTCTGCTCGATCTTGGTCTCGGCGGAAGCCACCCTCGCTCCAAGGGCGTCTGCTGCCGATTGGGCCTTTTCGGCCGCCGACTTGGCCGCGTCGGCCGTCGCCTGCGCGGTCGCGGCGCTCGTTTTCGCGGTCGACGCGCTCGCGGCTGCCGCGTCCGCCGCTGCCTTGGCGTTCTTGACCGCGAGCTCGGCGGCGGCGACATCGGCTTCCGTCGCGCCGACGCGGATGGACACCGCATCTAGATTGGCTTCGGCTGCTGCGAGATTCGCCGCCGCCGCGTCGGCTGCGGTCTGGGCCGCCGCTGCGTTGCCCGCTGCAGCCGTCGCGTCCGTCTGCGCCTTCGCGGCGGCGGTCTTGGCCGCGTCGGCTGCGCTCTGGGCGTTGTTGGCCTTGGCGTCCACTGCGGTCACCGACGCCGCCGTGCTCGTTATCGCCTCGGCGTTCTGAGTGATCTTGGTTTGCAGGTCGGCCTGCACCGTCGAGAGGTCGGTCTTCTTGGCGTACTGCTGCGCCACCGTGGACGCGACGCCCGCCGCGCTGCGCTCGATCTCCGACATGAGCCGCGACTCCGTGAGCGTGAGGTCGGTCTTCCTGGTGTAGTCGGCGGCCATGGTGTCCGTGACGGTCTTGATCTGCCCGGCGAGGTCGGTTCGCACCTGCGCGGCGTAGGCCTTCGCCCCCGCCGCTTGCGCGGTCGCCGCGTCGGCCGTCGCGATCGCGGCGGCGGCGTTCTGCAGCGCCGTCCCCGCGGACGTTTTGGCCTCGGCTGCGGCGGCCTGCGCCGCGCCCGCCTTGGCGTCGGCTTTTCCGGCCGCAAGCTGCGCGGCGTTGCTTGTGGCTTCGGCAGCCGCCACCGCCTGCTTGACGACGACCATCTCCGACTCGGCGACCTCCGCCTTCGCCGTCGCCTGGTCGGCCTTGTCCTTGGCCGCGAGAGCGTCGGCTGCGGCTTGGGTCGCGTCCGCGAACGCCTTGTCGGCCTCGGCCTTAGCCGCATCCGCCGCGATCTTGGCTGCGTCCGCGTCGGTCTGCGCCTTGTCCGCGCTCCCCTGGGCGGCGTCGGCGCGCGCCTGCGCGTCCTTGGCGATCTTGTCGACGGCGTCCGCCGCCTCGTAGGCGCCGTTGATCCCGGCGTTGAGCGTGGCGGCGTGCTTGCGCACGATGTCGCCTATGTCGTCGCCCTCGATGCCGAACACGTACTCGTCGCCCTGCCAGTCGGTCGGGCGGTGGACGATCCTCGACACTATCATGTATGAGTCGTACCCGTGCGGGGCGCTCGTCACGCGCACGTAGTCGCCGAGATCGATCGGCTGGACGCGCGGATCGATGCGGGACAGGTCGTAGGCTTTGACGCTCAGCGTCTCGATCTCGTTGGCCTGGCCCGGCAGCCAGGACAGGGCGCGGTCTACCAGGCGCGCCCTGTCGGTCACGTCGTCCCACACGACGGCGCGCTCTCGGTACCCCACTTTCGACACGAGGTCGACCGACACCACCGCGTCGCCGCGCTTCTTGTAGCGCGCGTACGCGTCCGCGTCGCCGTTACCCAACGGCTCGATGGTGACGCGGTAATCAGACCCTTCCGGCTTCGCGCCCAGAGGCACGACCGCCGAATAGATGGGCGATCCGTCGCGCGTGCGGGCGAACTTCAGCAGGTTCGCGCCGAACTCGATGCGCTGGGACGCGGTGCCGTCGGTGTCGGCCAGGTAGTCCACGTAGCGCGCGCCGCCCACGTAGCGGGCGCGGACGAAGCCGCCCAGCTTCTCGAGCAGCTTCTCGCGTATCACGAGGCCGGTGCTGGGGTACGTCGAGTCGGAGCGCAGGATGTGCTCGTTGTCGTCGAGGAGGTGCCCCTGGTTCACGCCGGGGCGCATCTGCTTGGCTGGCTCCACCTTCGCGTTGTGGTTGTTGATGAGCCACTCGAAGTACCCGTAAGGGTCGCTCGGCGCGAGCAGCGGCGCAGCGCCCGCCACCGTGGAGTAGGGGCGCACCGACGTGTCGTTGAGGTAGGCGAGCTCGCCCTCGCATCGGTATTCGACGGTGCCCACGTCGTCCACGTCCTCGCAGGAGTGGGCGCGGCCCCGCATGAGGCAGCGCGCGCCCTCCCACGCCTCGATCTCCGGCTCGACCGATTCGAGCTCGATGACGCCCGCGCACTCGTGGGTCGCCGGCATCTTGAACGAAAGCTCCGATGCGCTGCGAAGCGAGCGCACGAGCTCAACGTCTAAAAGCTCGACGCCGGCGTCCGGATCGTAGAGGACGCGGCCGCCGTACAGAATGCGCATGCGCGCCTCCTTAGAAGTTGAGGTTTTTGTACAGGTCCACGGTCATGTAGGTCGACTCGGGAACGATCTTCCCGCGCACGTACTGCCAGTTGCGCACCGCCATGGTGATGATGTCGTTAGCGGCAACCGGGATAAGGCGCGACACCAGGTCGAACACCACGTAGGTCGAATCGCTGTCCTCGGCGCTGTACTGCCAGAACGTCGTCCCGTTTTTCCTGATGTCGACTTCGAGCGCGTCGCCAGCCGGCAGGCTGTTCGCGTAGATGTGCACCGACACCTTGGCGAAGCCCGCTTCGGCGATCCTGATGCCGCCGCCCGACAGGCTGAACGCGTGTCCCGTCTTGACGATCGAGCCGAACGGGACCGTCTTGTACTGGTTGGTGAGGTTCAGCGCGGAGGGCGCGTAAGCGGACGCCGCCTGGGTGAGCGTCGTTATGTATCTCTCGATCACCCGGTCATTGCCGCAGAAGTCGGCTGGATCGACCAGGTCGTTGTCGCCGGGCAGCTTCAGCCCTAGCCTCGTCGTCGTTTCCATGTTACAGCTCCAATACCTCGTATGCGATCTTGACCCGGTACGCCTCGTTGGGGGCGGGCGCGCCGGCCATGTACATGACCTCGTGCCACCTCTTGCCCTTGAGGTCGGCCCACGTGAGGCCCCTCTCCTTGAGGTCGCCCCACGTCGTGGTGCCTCCTCTGATCGAGCCGCCGGTGTTGACGTACACGTCCGACGCCCCGTCGCGGATCGTGAGCCCCACGGCCGTGTGCGATCCGGGCGGCAGCACGACGTCCACGCCGTTCGCCACGACGTGGCAGGGCATCTGCGATTCGAACACGGGGCGAACCCGCCCGCGCCCCGGCAGCAGGCGAAGCTGCGCGCCCGCCTGGGCGTCGACCGTATGGACCTTCGTGCCGGCGGACTTGTAGGGGTTCGCGGTGACCTTCACCTTGATTCGGCGGAGGTGCATTCGCGAGTACCACTCGTCGACCTCGAATCGTCCGCGATAGACGTAGCCCCGATCGAACCCGAGCACATAATCAAATAATCGCCCGTGAAGAAATCTCGCCACGTCCGTCTTGATCCGCTCGAAATCGCCAGCGCCCGTCGGAACGGAGAACACCATGACGTGCTCCCTGTTCTCGTACAGGACGTCGCCGAACGCTTCGGTGGCATCGAGCGCGCCGTCCCCACCCGGGATGTCGATCATGCGCATCTTCGGCTTAGGGGGCTTGAACTCGGATTCCCCTGTAAGGCGCAATCCGAACCTCTCCTCAAGCACGACGCCGCTCACGGTCACGTCGTTCATAGGCCTCGCGCCCTCCTTCCCTCGATGGATCCGAGCCTGGCCCCGAACCTGGGGGCGAGGCGGTCGGTGACCTCGCGGCCGTCCAGATAGACCGGGACCGGCTCGTTGGCCCTCGTCGATTCGATCGCCGAGACGATCGCGTCGTACAGGTCGGCCTGCGTGACGCCTCCCATGTTGTCGGCGACCGCGCTCGCGAACGGCTCCATCCTCCGAGAGGAAAGCGGGACCACGGCTTCGGGGCCGCGCTCGCCCACGCCGATCACCGACGCGCCGGAGAACACGCCGCCTCGCCCGTACCAGTTGACGCCGACGCGCGGGACGCTTCCGGTCTCGGGGCTGAAGCTGCCGGACAGGGTGAAGTGCGGAAGCGCGCCGACTTCGATGCGAGGGAGCTGCAAGCGCATCCCGGAAACCTCCGACTGGATGCGCCGCAGGCCCGAGCGGACGGCCGCCTCGGCTTTCGAAACGCTTCCGGTCGCCGAATCGGCGAGCGATCCGAACGACGAAGACGCGGCTTTCAGCCCGGAGGGCATGGCGGAAACGGCCTTGTCGAGCACGAGGGCCGTTGCCGTCGCAGCCGCGAAGGCAGCCGAAGCGGCCAGCACGGCTGCGGCGGTCGTGGCGCTCGACCCAGCGAGCGCGACCATGGGGCCTGCGCCCGCAGCGAGCCCGCCGGCAGCCGCCAC